AACGATTTCGTAGTTGAGGATGTTGAGCATTTCGCGTTCAATTTCAATACCCTGCATAGCCTTAAGATCCTGAGCGGCTTCGAGAGTGAAGGAAGCGCCGAGCTTACGAGTCTTAGCTTCAATCGCAACCTTATCAAGGAACAGTTTAGCCTGTGGCATGGTTGAAGACATGAGCCAAGCTTCAGCAGTAGAAGTATTAGCCATGGTTCCAAACTTACCAGCAGTGGCAGTGGTGGAGAAATCATAGATGGCGGAAGGCGCAGTGCTAAGAGCAGAACCGGCCTGAGCACCAGTATAACCCGAATATTCATTAAGAGCGCGGAAACCGGCTTCATAAGAATCAGAACCACCATTAAATGCAGTTAGTCCAGCAGAAGAGCCAGTTGGAGGAACGCCTGGAACATTGAGACTGTAGCGCAGCGCGAATGCGAGGCCGATTGGGGAATTCATAGCCTGAACACCAACGCACTTGTGAGCGAAAAGGTCAGGGAAAGTACGACGAACAAGAGCTAGAGCGATTGGGCTGAACTTAGCACCTTCACCAGCGTTAGAGCCGAAGTTAGTGGTAGAGATAGCATCTTCGTTTAGCATAGCCCGGACGTCGAGGCGTTCCTGGTTTTCGAGAAGGACTGAAAGCTGTTCGCGGACATCAGCTTCACCAACATTAGAAACTGAAAGCTTACCTGGGGCATTTAGCCACTTCTGGTAGATTTCTTTACGATCAAATTTTTCCATTTTAACAATCTCCTTTATAGGTAAAAGTATTTATAGAAATCGCAGAAAATTTTTTTCTTTTGCGATTATTCTCCAAGTAGATAACGAACGCGGTCTAGTCTAATTTCGTCATCTTTCTTCTCAACTTCAGATTCGACGGATGCGGATTCAACGATTTCTTCAACAGATCCGGTGAACACATCTTCATTAATGACTTCTGTTTCGGTCTTTCCGATGATGACGTCTTCTGTTTCTGAGATGATGTCGATCACGGTGTCGATTTTAGCGGCGACTTCTTCAAAAGACTTACCTTCGAGCATGACGGTGACGCGATTTTTCTGTGATTCGGTTAGCCCTTCTGACTTGGTAGCGATGAGCAATCCAGTCTGTAGGGATTCGACCTTCTTCACGAGTTCAATCTTATCGGCCATTGATTCATTCAGCTTAGTCTTGAGGGTTTCGGCTTCGGCTTTAGCTTCAGCGACGATCTTAGTTCCTTCGGCGTCGATAGCAACGAACTTGTTTTCAAACAGATCGCGGATACCATTGACGATTGGGGCATAAGCTTCATTGATTGCGACGGATTCGAGGAGTTCATCGGATATCTTTGAAGAGATTTCCAGATCGAGGAACTTATCGAGCTTATCTACAACATTTTCTTCAAGGGACTGAATCTTTTCGGCGTACTCTTCATCAAGCTGGGTTTTAATTTCGGCTACTTTGTCGGAGACTTCTTTAGCGACGAAACCTTCAGCCAGTTCTTGTAGGCGTTCGATTGCGGTTTCCTTGAAAAGTTCGGTCTTAGAAGCGTATGATTCTTCGAGTTCGGTGGTCTTTTCAGAAACTAGGCGATCAACTTCCTGTAGGGTGTACTGTTCGGCAAGAGTTTCGAGTTCGGCCTTGATATCAGTGACGATGAGAGCGGCGCGGTCTTTTGCCTTTTCTTCAATTAGGGAAACGATTGACTCTTCAAGCTGGACGAAATCTTCAGCAGAGAGATGTTCCTTAAACTTTTCTAGAATATCCATTTGTATTAACCTCCATTTGGTTATAATTATTTAGAAAGGTGGAGAAAATAAAATTTGGAGTTTTTTATAAATAGAATGAAAAAAGCCAAACTCTGAGGAGAATGGCTTTTAGAATGAATTTGGGTGAAAGAATTAAATGCGCTTGCGAAGATTTGAAATGAACTTAGAAAGGTCTTCAGCAAGTTGTTTTGAACCGTGCTTGGAGAGGTCTTTTTCTAATTGCGACACGGCCATTTCAACAATATCACCATGTTCATTTATGATGTAGTCTTTTGATTCAAACACGTTTTCCATTACCGCACGGTTCGCGGACGGATCTGACACCGCGTCGATAGCTAATAGTTTATAATCTTCACCAACAACATTTCCTTCTCCTAGAGACCCGATACCTCTTGTAGAAACAGCTATTTGGCAATTAGCGTCCATCAATACTTTTAGAATTTTTCCGGTTGGTGTATCGAGAACTTCCAACTCTCCAATTCCGCATTGGTTTCCTCTATCATAGTGAAGTTCTGTTATAATATGCGAAGCGTCTGCTAATTTAATAACCGCCTGACTTGGATGATCACAGTTTCCAAATGATCTGCGTTTCGAAATCTTTTCTTCATTATAACGTTCAATCTCTCGTTCAAGAAGTTCGTTTGGATATACTCTACCATTTCTATTTTTAGTAGAAGCTTCCATCATTATTCCGCGCATCTTGTATATTTTTGGCTTGTTTTCAGCAGCTTCGGTTAGATATTCGAACTGCCCGTGGTCTACCAATTCTGAAAAAATCTTCATAGGATTTTAGTCCTCCTCTTTTATGTATTTATTAGTTTTAATTATTTTTCACGAATAACAAAAAAGCCCTCATTTTATTGAAGGCTTTTCGTTTCATATTTTATTTTGTTTTTAGTCTTCGTCGCTTGATTCTTCTGGTTCTCCGCCGAATTCACCTATTAGCAAATCATACATTTCTTTAGCCATTCCTGTTGGTTTTGATTCCATTCGTCCTGGTTTATAATCTGATGTTGAGAGAGCGGAGTAAAGGTTTGAAGATTGTCCAGTATGGTTGTTTGATGCGTACCAATAGATTGCTGATTCGACATCAATATCATCGGCTTCATATGACTTTTTGAATTTGTCTAGATATTTTTTCATTTCTTTATATGTTGGGTCTTTGGATGTTTTTTCAGACTCAGTTAGCATCTTTATATATTCATTAAACTTCATTGATTTGTTCCTCTTTGAATTATTTAGGTATGAAAAAAGCCCCGATTTGACTCGAGGCTTTTGTTTCACTTCTGGTTTCTCATCTTTTGAATGAATTCTTGTTTCTTTTCTGAGACTTTCTTAGCGACTTTTTCGGCTATTTTGTCTTCGATTTGAGACTTGAGTTCATCCAGACGATTTTCTTGAAGTTGTTTAATTACGTCCTTCATAGGTTCTCCTTTTCTTTTATTTAGAATTATTCAGATATATTTTTTGAAGATTATGGAAGATTCTGGCTTGATTTTCATGATTTTTGAGTCTTTGAATGTTATCAGTAGGGCTTTTTCAACATCTTCTTTCTTGGATTCGTGGTTCAATTCTTTTAGGGTTTTGGAAATTTTAGATTCAATCTTATTTTGAGGCATTGGTTCTGGAAGGCTGATGAAGATTTTGAACTCAGCATCTCCGGCGTTCAGAATGAGGGTGAAAGAGTTGGAGACAGCATCATCCTTGGTTTCTGTGAGCATTCGGACATATTCATTGAACTTCATATATTATCCCAGATTCTTCAAACGTTCTGCTGATTGGATTAGAGATTCAGAATAGAAGACGAATGCTGTAATTGCTTTCTTATCCAGGTATTTGAACTCTGATTTTGCGATTTTAATTTCTGGTGTGATTGATGTCATTCGTAGTTCAAGTTTTGTGGTTTCATGGTCTGTTGAAACATCGATGGTGAAATCGTCAGAAATCTTCTTCATCGCTGTCTTGTGGTCTTTTGATGTTTTGAATCCTGCGTCTTTTAGGAGTTTTATTTCTTCATCAGCCAGTTTGTTCTCTTTTTCAAAATCTTCGTTCTCGTAGAAATTCTTGAACATTTACCATTTTCTCCTTGGACATGTTGAGTTTTGGTAATAGCATTTTCGTTTCAGTTCGGACCATGGCCAGAATTTTGTTTCCGGGCATCCACATTCTCTACAATAGTTTCTGTGGTCTTTTTGAACATTCCAAACACAAGTTGAGCAGACATTAATCCTATGAACATATGTCGTCATGTTTGTCTTGGGACCGAATATTGCTTTTAGAAATGAGAATATTTTCATTTTTACATGTATGAATAATGGAACTTTTTTACCAGGGCATCCAATTCTCCACAAAGACGAATGACGTTTGACACTTGTTCTACTGAGTGGACTTTTGATTGGAGATAGATTTTTTCTTTTCCATACAATTCTGAAACACCTTCTAGAATCGTAATGTAATAGTCTTTGATTTTTCTAACAATGAGTTCAGTATGATAATATTGGTATTTGAATTCTTCTGTCTCGTTATCATATTTTAGCTTCAGTTTTTCAAGTTTCTCAATCTCGGAATTTGAAAACTCTATATACTCTACCGTTTCATTCAGATGTTCTAAGTATTCTGAAAATCTCATATATCACCTCATGGTTCTGGGAATTCAGTGGTACCGCCTTCACCTGCGCCCACTGTTGCTGGAGTCTCTTCGGGGGTTTCGTTTGGTAGTTCTTGAACAGGCACTTCTGATTTTGCCTCTTCAGAACCATCTTCATTTTCTGGGGGTTCTTCTGAAGGTTTCTCACTCTTCTTTGGAGCTTTTTCCTTCGCTTCAGTTTCAGCAAGTTCTTCTTGAATCATAGTTTGCTGTTCCTGGTATTCCTGATCTGTCATTCCCCAAATTTCGGTCATGACATATTTCCTAGACCAAAGGCCATTCTTGTTTTCCGCTGAGGCAATATCGTCCTTGAATTTTGCCATCACATCCATCTTGGCATTCAAAACTTGGAGCTTCTTCTGTTCAGCAAATGCGTTCTCTTCGAAATACTTGACCTTGAACAATGAGGATTTTGTGTAGACTTGGTTGACCTGATTCGAAAGCCTGAGTTGCTGAATCATGATGTCGATGATAATTTGAGAGAATCGATTTCTAAGACGGGTGATGAACTTTGAGAACTTCAATTCTTCTCTAGTGATTTCGCCAGGAGCAACACCTGTAGCCACCGTGTTCAAAGTGTCTTCCCAACGAGACCTTGGAATGTTCAATGTTTTGTAAAGCTTTCTTAAGAAGTAATTGACATCATCAAGCTCTCCAAGAGACATACCAGATTGAAGAGTGTTGACTTCTGCTCCACGACCATCAGCATCCTTCAAGAACCAATAATCCTGTGTGAGTGCTTGGAATGCTTTTGTTGAATCTACCTGACCTGTTTGATTGTTATAGATGTCGTTCTTCCGGTATGAGTGAATCAAGTTCTTCAAGAATTCCTGAGCTTTTCCTGGTTGAAGTTTTCCAGTCGAAATGTTCCAAATTCTTCTCTCAGGAGCACGAACTAAACGATAAATGATAACAGCATCTTCAAGAGATTTTAACTGATTATAAGTTCTGATAGATGCTTCAAGATATCCACGAACATCGAGCAGAGAATTTCCATATTGTCCATAATGAGAATATGCTACCTGATTCGATTCAAACACGACAGGCTTGTTCCCTTGATTCTGTCCATAATTAGTTTGAATGGGGGTGTTGGTTTGAACGAATTTCTTTATGATCTGACCTTCATACATTGGCTGAGTGATGGCAACTGGGAGCGCACGAACACGAATGATTTTGTTTCCTTCATTGTTCAAAACCATTTCAAGATATAGTTCAGCCTCAATCAACCACCGACGAAAATATTCCCATCCATTTCTGTCAAACTTCAAAACTTCATTTACAACATAGTCAAACGTCTTCCTGATTATCTTCTCTTCTCTTAATGGAATCTCTTTTGTTATAATTAAATCAAGATACTCGCCATTCTCATTTGATGTTATAGTTTCGTCACAAATAGTATCAATTGCATCTTTGATTTCTGGGAAGTTAGCCATCTCTCTATACATGGCAACCTTCTGCCGCTTGTCCATGAAACTTGTCTTGAACATCGCCATCGTGTTGTTAGTTCCAAAACCCTGATTGCCAGAATTTTCAGAATAGAATTCATAATCCTCTGTAGAAATACCAACAGCATTCTTCATGCTCTGTATTTCTTTCTCTTCCTCCGCTCTGTATTTTGAGTCTAAGAAGAATTTTGAGAATGGGTTGTAATAAGAAAAATCCATAATGCTCCAGTTCGTTCAATACTATTTAGTCTTCGAAAAATGAAGTGTCGCGAACTTTTCCAGTGAGATAATAAGATTCAATATCACGGTAAATGATTTTTGGGTCAACGCCTTTCTTGTATACTTTACCAAACTTCGGATATTCAGGTGACCAAAGATCGAGCGCAACTTCAGAATTAGAATGAGAAACTGCCGACTTTATCTGAGCATATTGTTTTGTGGTTGGACGTTCCTTAATATCAAAGCCCGTCTGCTCAGGAATAAAACGGATTGTTCCAGTGTCTTTCAAAAACATCTCCATTACTTCTGATAGTGATTTACCTTTCTTAAACTCTTCTGGAATAAACGAACCAATTATTCTATGGTCGTCTCCTCGTTTAATTGTTCCTGGAAACTTTATACAACGACCATCCGGAAGAATATATGCACAAGCCGAACCTATAAAATCAACAATTGAAACTCCTGACTCTTTTTCCTTCGCGATGTTTTTAATTACAATTTTCAAAAGGTCTTTGATTTTGGCAGGAGCTTCTACCTTGAATCCTATAACTTTTTTAACCGTATCAATCCAAGAATCATAAACCTTGTAGAATTTCTCATCATGGTCGCCTTGGATGAAAATATGCTTCTTGAATAATTTCTTGATGTCTTCCGGTCCACGAACATCATAACCTTCAGAACTTAGATAATTGTTCATTTTGGTTA